GAACAATAGGTGTTAGTGGCTTATCGTCTTTAAATGGTGGTGTTTCTACAAATTCAATAACAAATTCAGGGACATTAACTTCAACAAATACAACAATTACAGGAACAATAGGTGTTAGTGGTTTATCATCTTTAAATGGCGGTGTTTCTACAACTACTTTAACATCATCTACTTTAAATGGTTTGACGTCTCAAGGTCTTATTGTAAAAAACGGAACAACAACAAACGCAAGTTTAAATAATCTAGGTGTATTAGACTGTAAATCAATAACAAATTCAGGGACATTAACTTCAACAAATACAACAATTACAGGAACAATAGGTGTTTCTGGTTTATCAACATTAACAGGGGGTATAAATACACAAAATAGTGATGTCAATTGTGGAACTGGTTCTATTACTTGTCACACAATAACAGCATCGTCTAATTTAGTTTCTACAGGTGGAATTATTGTATATAATGGTACAAATAATACGGCTACAGTTCAACAAGACGGTCAAATAACCTGTAAAAATTTTTTAATAAGACAACCTGGAACAAATAATTATCCATTATCAATAAGCGGTACAGGTGATGTTTTAGGAAATGGCGCCGATTTTTCAAGGTTACAAACAATTGAATTAAACATATTTAATACATTAAGTGCTGGAGTTTTTGGAACATTACAGGCATCGATTAATAATGCTGGATTATTAACTTGTAAAGGTGTTAATGCTGGTTCTTCAATTATTCAGACATTATCTGGCGTAAATTGTCAATATACAGATATTTCAGGAATAATGTATAGTCGAGGTATTGAAATTCGTAATGCGTTAAATACCGCTTCATTGACAGTAAATACGAATGGTAATTTAAATACACCTGGTAATATAAACTGTGCTCTTATTGATGTGGGTAATACTGTATATTGTAGATATCTTGGAGTTCGTGATGTGGGTAATACATTAGATATCATAAAATTGAATCAAAATGGGACGATTGATTGTAATATCGTGAAATCTACATTTGTCCAGTGTCCATTCTATGAGTCAAATCCTACAGACAGTGGATCTATCGATATTGGAATATTTAATACAACAGGGAATATAAATATTGCTCAAAATAATACCACGGGTAATATTAATATTGGTAATGGTGGATTAATAGGAGTTTCTCAAAAAATAGTTTTTAAACGTCCATTAACGATTCAATATTTGATACCGTCAGATTATACATATATAGGGGGTACTCAAGCTGTAACGAATTTTTCGTTAGCCGTTCCAAATAACACTATTAAAACAATAGGAACTTTAACAAATGTTCCTGGTGGAAATTATATGATCTTTTATAGTGTAGAATATACATTTTTATTATCTACAAAAACATTCACATTACAACAATACGGGATAACATCAACATTAGATTCGTTTTCTACTATTTATGGGAAATGTTATGATTTAGAAACTACAAGTCAAATACGAACGGCAAATGTAGGCGGCAATTCTCGATTTACTAAAACATTCAGTAATCTAATAACTGTAATAGGTACAACGTCTAATATTAGACTCACTGTTGGATTATCTTACAATACTACTGAAAATGTAACCGTGAATGGATCTATTAAATTAATGAGAATTGGATAATAAAATATAATCTAATATATATATATATATATAATGAAGCCTAATAAAAAAGATATTAAAAAAGAAAAGATTATAAATTGGTATGAAAAATTAAAAGACGAATTAGTGCCTCAGACTAAATTAGATAAAAATTTCAATAAACATTACATTCTACCAAATAGTATGATATTAGCAATTGGGGGCACGGGGTCGGGGAAGACGAATAGTTTAATGAGTTTTCTTAGTTTTAAAAATGAAAGTTTCTATAAAATAATATTATATACTGGATCAACAGGAGAAGAGCCGCTATATCAATATTTAAAACAAAAAATACCAGAACTAGAAATATATACAGACATTGAGGAAGTACCATCATTAAATGATTTTGATGATAATGATAAAAATAAAGAAAAATTGATAATTTTTGATGATTTCATTAATTTAACTAAAAAACAAATGGTTAAGATAAATCAATATTTAACTGCTGGTCGGAAGTTTTCGTTTACCGTTTTTTTGCTTGCACAAAATTACACATCAGTTGGAAAAATAATCACAAGAAATATTAATTACTTTATTATATTTAAATTGAATGATAATGTAAGCATAAACAATATTATAAAAAATCATAATATAGACAACGTCGATAATGATAAATTTAAAAAAGCATATTTGGATTCAACCAAAGAAAAATTAAATTTCTTCTTGTTAGATTTAAAAGGTGATAAAAAGACAAGATTACGTCATAATTTCACCGAATTTATTGATATTTAATAAGACATTTAAAGATATAATAAGATAATGTATTATAAATGCCCAGTAAAAATATTGATTATAGTAGAACAATAATATATAAATTTGTTTGTAATAATTTAAATGTAAATGATATTTATGTTGGATCAACTACTAATTTTACTAAACGAAAAAATTGTCATAAAGCAAGATGTAATTGTGAAAAATCAAAACACTACAATATTAAATTATATCAAATGATTAGATTAAATGGAGGCTGGTATAATTGGTCAATGATTGAAATAGAAAAGTACCCGTGCAATGATGCGAATGAAGCAAAAAAAAGAGAAAGACATTATTATGAAATATTAAATGCTACATTAAATATGATTTGTCCTATTAGAACAAATGAAGAAATTATAGAATCTACGAAACAATATCAAACTATATATACGAATCTAAATAAGGAAACAAAAAAAGAATATGATAAAGAATACGCTAAATTAAATAAAGACAAAATTAAACAATATCAAAAACAGTATAGACAAAATAATAAATTAAAAAGAGAATCTAAAAAACTAGCGATAGAGTAGCTGATATAATATAAATTCATTGTCTTTTGTATTAGATCCAAATAAATTACAAAACGTATTAAATGCGGTTAGTTTATCTTGTTTATTATACATAAATTTAATGAACGCCACACAATAAAAACCACAACTAGTAGAATCAATATCTTGAATTTGTTTTTTATTATATTCATATTTATGTAATATATCTTCAATATTTTCAGGAGCCAAAAAACCGAAAGAATCGTAATAAAATGAGAACCCGTCATTTATTTTATATATTGCTGTCCAATGTGTGCCTGACCCTTTATCGCTATCTTGTAGATTAATTATATAAAAACCGTCTTTCAGGGGTTTAATTATTTTGTCTTTTGGATATACACCGTTAAAGTTTTTTATATTCTCTTTTTTAATTATATCTATTAATTCAGTATTTGAAGTTATATTTTTATTCATATTATTATACAATAGATAATAATATTAATAATTGGTTTTTATAAAATGATAAACATTAATAAATTTTAATAAATATATATAGCGTTCTTTCTTTAAATGTTATTAATAACATTATCAATAGCCCGCTGGAAGCAGACTTCCACCAGATGGAATTTTACGAGGTCGTCCTCTTTTCTTCTTTTCAACGCCAGCACCAGCTATCGTTTTAAGTCCTCTTTCAATCAAGGCATTCGCAACACGTTTACCTAATTTGTGTTCTTTTGCAAATCCAATAAGTTTTTTTCCAATTTTTGCTCTTTTAACTTTACCAACAAAATCTTTAAATCCTTCTCCTTCAATTTCAACACCACAGTTATTACAACACATTCCACCAGTGTATACACCCTCACCGTCCAGGGTCTTTTGTTGATATGGGTCAAGTTGAATAGTTAATCCAGAACCAACTTTTGATTTTCTTTCAAACTTTTTAGCTTGTTCAGGTGATAATTTAATTTCATCGCCTTCACCTTTTTTAATAATTACTTTATCACCTTTACGTAATTTTCGTTTTTGAGTAGCGGATAATTTATGAACTTTAACAGGAACATACATTTTTATATAATATTAATTAGATATTATTTTTTAAAATATAATTTTAAAGTATCTTTATAATATTTACGCGCGCTTGAAATAGATATAGCCCCAACATTAGCCAATTTAAAAACAACATCATATAACTCTTTTTTTAATTCTTCATTATCATTACCGGCTACGATTTCACCTTCAACTAGTGTCAATCTATCTTTTAAAGTTTTAATTGTTTTAGTATTATCAATATTATACTTTTTAGTTAATCCTGCTTTTTTTATCAATACATTGAATAATATAAAGTCTTTTTCAGATAATGCATCTATATCTTTTTTATTAACTTCTTCATCATTACACATTGATAGGATTATATTAACGAATTTATCTCCGACTTGTGAATTTGGTATGCCTTGAACATTGATGCCATTTTTATCTTTAACACTTAAAATATTATTATGATATAATTTATTCAATAGTATTATTAATTTCCCAAACTCGCATTTATTAGGTACATCTTTAATACTTGCACCTTTTTGAACTACTAATTGTTTTTTAGGTTTTTTGAGTTTTTTGGATTTTTTAAAACCCGAACCTTCTTTATAACTATTGAAAAAATTAATAAAATCTGTTACTGAAATAATAAGTTTATCACCACCAATCATATATCTAATAACTTTAAAATCACTGTTAGTGTCTGATAATCCCAATGATTTTATTTGTGTGTTAAGTTTACCATTGAATGCCGGACCCTTTCCAATATCTACATAGGTTATATTATCATTCGAATATTTAACTATCTTGCTCGGGTCACCCTTTTTCTTTTCTGGATCTTCTAATTTAAAATATAAGTTATTATTATTAGCTGTATTTTCAAAGCGTAATACATCCCCATCTTTACTTATTTTAATATCTTGTAATATTCGCGCACTTATTGGTGGTGGTGGTGGTGGTATTGCTCGTGCTTCTACTTCAGGTAAATCGACAGCCATTGCTGCTGTATCGCCGTATATATCATCGAGTGCCTCTTCTGATAAATCAACCGCTTTTGTTTCTTCATTTGATTCTTCGTTTGTTTCTTCTTCTTTTTCTCCTTTTGATTCCAATTTTGTTTTTCCTTTTATTAATCTTGGCGCTTCTGAATCAAGATAAGCATTAATTAAAGCTATATAATCTTCAACTTCTAAATTTTGATTTCCTGCTCCATAAACCTCATTAAAATATTTTTTAAATCCTGCAAATGTTTTATTTAATAAAAACTGGTTATCATTATTAAAAGATTTTACAATATTTTCTATTTTCCATTCTGATTTTATAATGGTTTTCAAATTCTTTTTAAATTCGTTAGTGTTATATAATCCAGCTCTTGTTAAGTCTTCTTCTATTAATGCAACATCTGCTAATCTTTTTAAAAAATCAGATTCAGATTCTCCCTCGGCTTGTTCGACATTTATTTGTCCTTCATTCATTATACGTAATGTTTTGGCATAATCTGCTAGTTTCTTTTTATTGTTTTGTTCAATTGTGTATAATACATTTTCATTTTTTATTTTATTTTCTTCATTTTCTTCAAGTTCTTTTTTTAATTCATTAATTTTAGTTTGAATATTAGGTAGTCTAATATTTACCTCAATAATGGCATCTTCTGATAGTCTTATTCTTTCTAAATTTTTTTCAATTCTTCTATCTAAATCTTCAATATCCTTCAAATCTGTATTTTCTTGCATATATAAATCCAATCGTGTAGCCGTTAATTCATTAATTCTTTTTTTTGATTCATCTATTATTCTATATTGATCGTTTAACCCCTGTTCTTGATCCTTATAATTAATAATCGCATTATCTAATTCTTCATTTATTTCTATTATATCATCATAATTTAATATAGGTTGTAAATCACCTTTTTTTGTTAAAACATCAATTAAATCATCATCAATTATTTCTAAGGTTGGTAAAGCTTCTGGTATTAAAAATTTATAGAATTGTTTTTTACCATCCTCACCTTTTCTTTCATACATATTTCTGAATTGTTGTTTATAATCGTCAATCATTTGTTGAGTAACGGGGCTAATCGCTTTCTTTTGTGGTTTAAATTTTTGTGGCAGTGCTTTGAGATTTTGTTTTTGTATTTCAATATTTAATAACATTTCTCGATCCATTTCGCTTTTATAGAAACTATCTGACATTATATATTATACAATAGATATTAATATTTTAATAAAAAGTAATAATATATAATAAATTAATAATGTTATTTTGCCGCGTATAAAAACATATAGAATATTTATAGATTTTTTATATAAAAATAATCTAAAAATATTATCTAAATATAATTATATGAACAGTGATAACTATGATTTTGAAAAAAGCTCAATTCCTCAGGATTTGGACGGATACACGCCATTTATTGATAAACAAGCTAACAACTATATTAATGACCAAAATAGTGGAGTATATTCTGGTTCTCAGTCTCTTGTACAATTTGATCTTTCCAGTTTATACAATTCTTCTCGTTTTACCAACACTAACGATATGTTTCTAGCAATTCCAATTACAATGGTTTTTGCACTTTCCGACGCTGCTGCAGCAATAAAAGCACCACCGACAGGTGGATGGGCATTACAGACTTTAAAATCGGGTTATCACAACCTCATTCACCAAGCAGATATCGTTCTTGATGGAAAAACGATTAGTGATACCCAGCCCTTCCTTGGGACGTTCACTCATATAAAATTGCTTTCCGAACTCAGCCAAAATGACCTAAAATCGATTGGTACAGCTATTGGTTTTTCTGAAGTTTTAGATACTGCATCGACTGTTGTTTATAATGGTGCAACAGCTACGCTTAATGGTAATGGACTTTGTAATAATAATGCATTCGGACATTCAACACAACCTGCATTAACAGTAGCAGGAGGGGCTGGTGCTCAGAATGTAGCAGTTTGTAATGAAGCTATTAATAAACGAGCATTAAAGGTAGTAGATACAACAACTAAAGCTGGTTACAATACTATTTTTAGTGCTACGGGTCTTGTAAATCCTACAACACTTTCTGGTAATGATTTCAAATCTACTTATCAAGTATTAACAGGTAGTGGTAATAATTACGGTGTAATTTATGATGTAGCGATTATTCGGTTGAAAGATATTTTCGATTGTATGAACAATATTGGATTAGTTAAGAAATTTTCAGGAGTGCTCCGCCTGTACGTGAACACGGGCAGTTTATCCTTAACGTGTGTAGCAGATGCTGCTGTTCCACAATATAGTTTTTCAGTTGCTAATAGCACGTTTTCAAATATGTGTCCGTTCACTATCAATAATTTAGGTGTTGCTGCTAATGCTGGTGGTATTACTGCTGCTACTACAAGAATAAATGCAGGTTTATTTATTGGTAATCCTGTTTCAACAAATTTAAGTGGTGGTGTTAATTTAGCTGCTTCTGGTGCTACTCATCCAATGAAGGCGTGTAGATTATATTACTCGAGTATTGTTCTTGAACCTGAGAAAGCTTTAACTTATTCAAGAGCAAATCAAGCTAAGAACGTTGTATTTAAAAATTACTATTTTAATCAAATTAATAATGTCGGTGGAGGAACTACTTATTCACAACTTATACAAAGTGGAATAACTAATCCTTATGCGCTAATTGTGATTCCTTATATTAGCTCAGCGGCTGGAACTGGTGTCGGATATCAGTGGCAAAGTCCATTCGATACATCAACAGGTTCGCCTTGTACTATTGAAAATCTTCAGGTACAATTAGGAGGTCAACAAATTCTAAGTTCCCCATATAACTATGGTTTTGAAACTTTCTTAACTCAGTTTTCTAACTGCGAGTCTCTTACTTCGTCAGATTTTGGCGTTTCGTGTGGTGTTGTTTCCAAAGAGTGGTGGGAGATGAACAGAATCTACTATGTTAATCTTTCTCGTTCTACTAAAGCTGATCAGATTACACCAAGAAACGTTGTACTTTCATTTAAAAATAATTCGATTGTTGCTATTGATGTTCAGGTATTCACTGTTTATTTAGATCGCATTGTTCTTAATGTTGATACTGGCGCTGTTACTCGTTAAATTAAAAATATTTTATATATATATATCATATATTATTATCTAATAATATTATATGATAACTTTGACTGAGACTTTTTACGTTTGTTTAATTACTACATTAGCGGGTTTAATATTAAAGCTTGCGTCTTTAGCTTATAAAAGTAAATGTAAACAATGTAGTTGTTTTGGTATTTCAATATTGCGCGACGTTGTTATTGAAGAACAACTTGACGAAAAAGAATTAAATAAATCTAAATCAACCGATCAAATATAAACGCATTTAAGGATAAAATAATTTAAATAAAACATTTAAGAATATATTTTCTATAGTATTATAATGAGCATTAATAACGAAGTTAGAATATGTCGTATATGTGGTATTGGATCCGATGTTAATAGATTTTCTTATTCTTCTTCTGGTAAAATACAGGGGCGTAGATGTCTTAAGTGTTGTTCGAGGATAAATAATGAAAAGTTGAAAAACAAAGAAGGCGGTAATTATTACGCTGAATATTATATAAAAAATAAGGAAGAATTCGCTATTAGAGATAGGGCTAGATATTTAAGAAATAAAGCTTTAAAAAATCAAGTTTTATTCGAATTTGAAAATTTAAATATTAGCGAATCAAATGAAAATATAAATAGTGACGAAATTAATGTTTAAGTCTTTAAGCCCTAAACGCATAAAATATTTTAAATTAATACTTAAGAATATATTTATTATCTATATTAATATATAATAAAAATGTCAAGTATAAATACTTTAAAAAGATCTAAATTACTTAATAAACTAGAGAGTCTATATACCGATCATCCATCGTTTGAAACGGTTAAAGGGCTATACTTAAATAATACTTTAAAGACGATAGCGTCAGTTAAAAAATCATTAAATGCTATTAAGGTAAAGAAAAATGGCGAGCTTTATAAAACATCTATTAAAAAATTTAAACAACTTGAAGAGCGATTAATAGAAACTAAAGCAACTAAAAAAATATCACAAAAAGAAATAACCATTACTGATCAGTCTCTATTATCAGGCAAATATGATTGGTGGATTCATCATAAACAAATTAATAAAATGATGATTAAAGAACCAACGGCTTTTATTACTCATTCAGTATATTTTTATGAAAACAATAAACTAGTCGAAAATGGCAATGGCGATAATCATATTAAATTTAATTTCCCTAATATATTATCAATTGAAGATATTAGAAGAAAAATTCAACATAGGTTATATCCCAATGGGTCGGACGGTGATTGGTTAGTAAGAGAATTTATTTTTGATGGTGATTCTCAGAGTCTTGCTGGGTCAGAATCACCCAATTATGGTTCACGTAAAGTTATTATTACAACTACCGCATATCATAAAATATCAAATACTGATACACAAATTAGATTAACTCAAAACTTTAAAAATAACGATACTGGCGATTGCGTTTATAAAGGATTATTACAATTTTTTGAACCGTATACATTATCTGAAAAGTATTCTAAAGGAAAAAATATTTATAATAAATTAATTAAAAATGAAAATAAATATAGTAAAGCATATAAGCTTGAAGAATTAGATATTTTAGCAAAAGATATTAATTGTTCGTTCACCATCAAAGATTTAATAAATAGTAATGCACAAAATATAGTTATTAATAAAAATTTCAGTAATTATTATAATGTTGAGTTTATTAATACTAAATATAATCACCTCGATGTTAACTTATGTTTTTCAGAGGCTGAAGAAGTGTCAAAAGAAAAATATGAAGAGATTAAAAAGAAAGAGTTATTTTATGTTGAAAAATTTAATTATATTACAACTATTGATAAAAAATATAAGATAATTGACAATGATTTTAAAGTATTATTCAATACTTGGAAACAGGACAATAATATAAATAATTGTAAGATTCCTATTAATTCATTGGCGTATAATTTTATTAATCAATATGATGATA